ACCAGCAAACTAGACCGCGCGATACCTTACGCACGTATTAAGGGTGTTTGGTATGGCCGCGGATTAGAAGTTTCCGAGGTTAAGAAATTTAACGGCAAAGTCAAAGACGGCCAAGAGAAGGCAATTGCTACTGTAGCCTTAACTAACGCCCTACACTCCGGCGAGATTATGTCTCAGGTCATTATGCGCGGTAAGTTGATGTTTGATACCGAATCACAGATGTTCCGCGCCGAAGATGCCAAAGAATCTCTTGCCAATGTGATGCTGGCTAAGCATGACTTGATTGAGCGCGTTGGCGCCCAAGAAGCCAATAACATGATTCAAGACTACTTTGAGGCCAAGCGCTCCAGAAGCATCTTAAACGCTTTCCAAAAGCAAGAAGGTATCGTAGAGAAAGCCAAAGAAAAGGCCGAGAAATTAGAGTTTGGAACCGATGCGTATTATGACGCCTTGGATGAAGTAGAAAAGGCCAAGAATGACTTCTATAACATTGCCGTTGCCAGAAGCAAGGTCAAGTTAAGTGATGAGTCCATTGACATCTATTCCGCGCTTGAGGATGACAATCCAGAGCTCAGAAATATGATGGATAACTGGCAAGCGGTCAACAGTAATAACCTTGACAACATGGAGTTCTCTGGCCTTATCAGTAAGAAGCGCGCCAAGTCTTTACGTGAAATTGAAGACTACGTTCCATGGCAGCGCATCCAAGATGAGATGGATGACGTTCATAGCGCTCCTGTCCGTGGATCAACCAAGAGCCTAACCAACGTAGCTAAAGAGAAAGTATTCAAACGCAACGCAGCTGTCAATAAAGCAGCCAGAGAGTACATTGATGGCGAGATTGGTCTTGATGAATTTAACGAGGCTATCCAGCAGTATCAAGAGAACCTAGGTGAGATTGATGACATCCTAGACAATATGCTGCACAACACTGCCGTTCTTGGCCGTAACTCTATGCGTAACCATGCTGCCAATATGATTGCCGCGCGGTATGCAGAACGTTACACCGAAGGTAAAAAGAAAGATAAGCTCAAGCTCTACAGAGAAGAAGGTAGAGATGATAACGGCGTGCGCTTAAATATCGTAGTCAATGGCCGCCGAGTAATTGTTAACATCCCAGATCCGTTAATTGCTGAGGCAGTTATTGGCATGGAAAACATCAATATGCCGGCAGTTGAGATATTTGCGGTCATGGCTAACCTGTTGCGCCGTGGTATTACTACTTGGCCACAGTTCCAATTACGCCAGCTGTTTATGGATGCCCCAACCGCGGCCATGGTTTCCGGCTTAGGCGCTAAGAACTCTGCCATCCTTTACGCGGATACCTTTAAATCATTCTTGAACGCTCTTAATTCAGAAGACCCAATCGTCCGCCATCTTAAGGCCTACGGTATCGGTGGATTCCAGTCTTATACCCGCTCACCAGAACAGCAATACAAACAACAGATTGGTTTGATAGAGCAAAACAAACTAGATCAATTTACCAATATCTTAGATAAGATTGGCGATGCTTCTGATATGGCACAGCGTATTGCAACCTACAAGCGCGTGCTGGCTGAAACCGGCGATGAGACTTTGGCATTGATTAGATCCAATAACATCATTGACTTTAAGAAGCACGGTAACGCTAAAATGGTTGTTGCCATTACCCGTTCCGTATCATTCATGAACGCCTATGCCCAGCAGCTAGATGTTTTGGCTGAAGCTCTGGCCGGCGGTGGATTAAAAGGCAAGAACCGCGCAGCTGCATTTGGTTCCATGCTCAAAGTAGCTGCAATGTTAACCATGTGGACAACGATTTACACATGGATTATGGGCGGTAACGATGAATACGAGAAGATGGATGATCAAAAGAAAGCTCGTAACTTTGTTATTCCTAAAAACTTAACTAAGTATATTGGCGTAGAAGACAACATCCTATTGCCCATGAATACTTCCGCAGCATACTTCTTTAAAGCAATGCCAGAATTGATTACCAACTACGTCATCAAGAAAGGCACTAAGAATGAGGTAGACGGCACTAGATTGCGCAAAGCTCTGGCTGAAGCTGCATTAGACTCATTGCTTGGCCCAAATCCTATTGCTACTGGTATCAAGCCGGCTGTAGAAATCGGCCTTAACCGCAACTTCTTTACCGGCGGTGCAATTACTCCAAAAGGATTAGAAGGCTTGGACGCGGCAGAACAGTACAATGCTTCCACTTCTGAGCTAGGCAAAGTTCTTAGCGCAGTTGCTGGCGGTGTATTAAACCCAATTCAAATGGATCATTTGGTTAGAGGTATCTTTGGAACTAACGGCGCCGTAGTCATGTGGGGTTCTAATATGCTTTCTGGTGATCGTCCAACCGCGGAGCAGAAAGACAATCCATTATGGGGTGGACTGATGGATAGAGACGTAGGCCGCGGCCCAGAAGCCCTGTTCTATGACCTTAAGTCTGAAGTTGAGCCTAAGCACAAGACTTTCATGAAGTTAATTGAACGTGAGAAAGATAAAGAGGCTGACGTTTATTTCAAAAAACATGAAAAAGAGATTGCTGCTTATGAGTATGTCACCGGTATTGAATCCGCGCTCAAAGAAATCAACAAAGAAATCCGTAGAGTCAGCGAAGTAAGAGATCCTAATTTCTCTAAAGATGATCGCCGTAAGGAAGTCCAAGAACTTCAAAGAACTAAGAATGAAATCTTGGAAGATGTAATCCAGATCCGCAAAGAAGCCGGCTTATAAAAAAGGGGTGGTTTTTAGGCCACCCCCAAACCTTTTCGTGAAGGTACTACGGGTTTATTATAACCTCAACATATCCCTTGGGTTCATCAGAGAATATAAAGGTAGGTAAAAATAACCTATCGTTTACCCTTAGTGCATCCGCTAAACCATCCAATCCAGACTTAATAGCCGCGACCATATTATCAGCGTCTCTATGGCGTTTATCCGGCGGATAGAAGGTTATCTTCAACCGGATCTTTTCAGGGCCTTGTGGGGCTTTTAAACCCACTTCTAAGGCCAATGCCCAGCAATCATGCCTGTAGGCCTTCTTAAACTTAGCCTTTTTAGCCCAATGAATAGATGCATTGGGGGATAACTCTTTGGGTGGCCATGGCAAAAAAACAACATTCATAAATATTTATCTCGGTAGGTGACTAATAGTGGGTACAACCTAATGACTTGTGATATGCTTACACACAAGAGGAGGATATATGAAAACAGTTCCATATACAACTAGCACTGGAATCAAAATTGGCTGCCGTTACGGGGAATACGGCAAGGTTGCACCGATTGATGATCCAGACATGATTTTTATTCAAGAAGCTTTATTAGCGACCCCAGAATACGCTCGGCAGGTGCGCCAAGAACGGCTGGCCATTATGGTCGGTATGGCCGCATTTTTATTAATTACTTTTTGGGGGTTATTGTTTTCATGAAAATTACTAACAAATTTAATATTCCACAGACATTTATCAATGTCTTAGACCGCCCTACCTATACCAAGGGTAAGGCTCATCTGTCTGCAACTCAATTATTGGACAGCCCTAAAGTAGTAGCACTGCGGAGAAAGTTTGATGATCAAATTGAACAAGATGCTTCTGACATGGTTTTTTCTTTATTTGGTAGCGCTCTACATAATATCTTGGAGCACGGCAAAGATGAAAACCATTTAGTTGAAGAGCGCCTCCATGCTGAGTTAGATGGCTGGCATATCTCTGGCGCGATTGATTTGCAAATTGTACATCCAGAAGGTATTTGTATCCGCGACTACAAAACAACCTCCGTGTGGGCGGTGATGAAACAAAAGTATGAATGGGAGTTGCAGCTCAATATCTACGCATGGCTGGTAGAAAAAGTTAAAAGAGCGCCAATAGTTGATCTTGGTATCGTAGCCATCATTCGCGATTGGAGCCGCCGCGATGCAGGCAACAAGGAAGGTTATCCAGAGTCTCCAATTAAAGAGTTGCCAATTAAAGTCTGGCCAATGGCCGAGCGTGAGGCATATATCTCTAAGCGGATTGCCATGCACAGCGCTTGTGACTTTGATATGGAAACATCAGGTGAGTTGCCAGACTGCACACCTGAAGATATGTGGGAAAAGCCGGCTGTATGGGCAATTAAGAAGAAAGGCAATATCCGTGCTAAATCTTTATATGACGCACAGGATAAAGCAGAAGAGGCCATCAAGGATCTTGGTAAAGAGTATGAAATTGAGTATCGTCCGGGCGAGCGTACTCGGTGTATGTCGTATTGCCCAGTAAGTAGTTGGTGTGAACAGTGGAGGAAATACAATGAAGCTGTTTGAATTTGTGTATGAGCCGGCAATTGAGGGAGCCCAGATTGTGTTTTATGAAGGGTTCTCTAGAATACCGACAACAACAAAGTTGGACTGTATTCAAGATGCAATTGGGGAGTTAACTGAACTTTATAGAGAGGTAGAAAATGAGTGTATACAAGAAGCTGCAAGACGCCAGAATGATTCTGCAGTCAACGCAGTTAAAAAAATCGGGCAAGAATAAATTTGCCGGTTATGAATATTTTGAACTCGGTGACTTTTTGCCGGCGATTCAAACTATTTGCAATAAGGTAGGTTTGTGCGGTGCCGTATCGTTTACCGGCGATACAGCGTATTTGACCATTTACGATGTGGAGGACGCTGGCCAGTTTATTACGTTCACCTCTCCAATGGCATCAGCTGCGCTCAAGGGTTGTCACGATGTACAAAACTTGGGAGCCGTGCAGACCTACCTTCGCCGTTATCTATGGACTAATGCTTTTGAAATCGTAGAGCATGACGCCTTAGATGCGGTAATGGGAAAGGATGAGCCAGTAAAAAAGCCTGAGCCAGCAAAGGTTGTCCCGATCAAGGCACCTATTGCTGGCCATAAAGGTGAGTGGCAGATTGTAGCCCCAGCCGCACCAGAGGGTGATGTATCCGATTGGCTACAACTGATCAAGACTTCATCATATATGTTGCTTGATCTTTGTTCCAACGAAGAAGATGTGATGGCGATATTTAAAAAGAACAAAGTTCTATTTGATACAGTCAAAGCAGAAGACGCTATCTTTTTTAAAGAGATGATGGCTAAATTTACCGAAGTTAAAAATTCATTTAAGGAGTAATCATGGCTTTTGAAGTTAAACCAAACACCGGCGCTTTGTTTCCTAACAACGAGAAGAAGACCGATAAGTATCCAGATATGCGCGGGGATGTGCATTTAGACAAAACATTCCTCATTCAGATGATGGATAAATCTAAAGGCGCAACTGTTAAGATTTCTTTGGGCGCTTGGAAAAAAGAATCTAAAGATGGCTTGAAGTTTTTATCTTTGGCCGCGTCTGAGCCTTATGAGAAACCAGCAGGCGCAACTAACAGTAACCCTTGGGAGTAATCTTGAATAGCATTCAGTTTGAAGGCTGCAAAGTAGCTCTTAAACAGGACAAGACTGGTTATGTTCTAACGCTTTCTATGCACCCTGACGACATTCCGGAGGATCTCCTTCGGGATTTCGTTGGGTCGCGTTACATGGTTGTGATGGTTCGCATTGGTGACAATGAGCAGCCACTAGAAAGAAAAGAACACGACAAGTATGTTCGTGCCGCAGGAATGCTTTGCAAGAACTCTTTATTCTGGAAGTTTTTATTTGATGATAACCAAATCATGCAAGAGAGTGAAGCCGAGGCCACAGAATGGCTAAGAGAATACTTAAATATTCCGTCTCGGTCTGACCTTAAAACCAATGACGCGGCTCAAAAACTTTTAGATAAAGTCATACAGGAATTTAATCAATGGAACAAAAAAGACTAATACCATATTCCGTTTATCTTCCGGAAAACCAGTTCTTAAAACTTAAGGATCTGGCTAAAACAAGAAAGGCATCCGCTTTAATTCGGGATGCTATAGATATGATCATTGATGGTAATGATGCGTTTACCAGCGGGTATAACAAGGCAGTTAAAGACGCTGCGCAGCTGGTGTACGACTGTGACGAGGCCCAGATGATTGCCGTTAAGGGCAAAGACTTGGGATCTATATTGACAGAGCAGATTGAAGGATTGGAGATTCGTAAATGAATGATCAAGACCTAAGAGATTGCTTTGCTATGTTTGCTATGAATGGTTTATTAAGCCATGGACTTACCGATTACTCGGTAGCTACTGTTGCTTACAAAATGGCAGACCAAATGCTAGAAGCTCGTAAACCAGAACCAGAAATTGGTTTGCCGGCCATCAAACGGAGGAAAGTAAAGTGATTGAACCCATACCATTTGCCGGTTTAGTAGATTTAAATTTGTTAGAAGACTCCAAGAAATTTTGTACCAGCTGCCAGTCTATGAAGCCTACGGTTGGCGGCGAAATGGTTGGTGAAAAGATTCGCCGTTGGTTATGTTTGAGCTGCCAACAAAAGAAAAGTTTTCGCAAGTACGAGGCCAACAAATGACCAATAAACCAGTAGCGTGGATGGAACTGTATTACGGAGAACCTAACAATCTTTCTTGGACTGATGCGGAGTTAAGAAATAGCGGAGAAGTGTATAAAACTATTCCACTCTACACCCATCCAGTAAAAGAACTAACAGATGAGGAAATTGTAGGTATCAGAATGACAACCGAAGGTGATATTAAGGCTTTTGCTAGAGCAATACTAAGAAAGGCACAAGAGAAATGAACTTTGACATAGAATTATTTGTAAAAGACCTTGACAAGCTATTTAACGATATGCAAGACAAGGCAATTGCTGGCTCTGAGAATGTGGCTACCGCATCTTGGGTCATAAAAAACCAAGCAAAAGAAATTGAATATTGGAAAGAAATGTTTGAAAAGGCAATGGAGGTACAAGAAAAATGAATGATCCAGTAAACAACCCAAAGCATTACACAACACATCCTTCCGGTATTGAGTGCATCCAGATTGCTGAACATATGGGTTTTTGCCTTGGCAATGCTGTTAAGTACATTTGGCGTGCTGACCTAAAAGGCGATGCCATTGAAGATCTACGTAAGGCCAGATGGTATTTAGATAGAGAAATTCAAAAACGGGTAGGAAAATGAGCAGCTGGTTAATTATTTTAACGGGAGCAATTTATGCGTATATATCCGGAGAACAGTATTTCAAGGGTAACATTGGCATGGCTATTTGCTACGCTGGTTATGCTCTTGGCAATGTGGGTCTTTATATGATGGCAACTAAATAGGAGAAATTATGACAACGTTTACAACTGAAGATAGACTAACCGCAGCCGGAGTTTTTCATCCGGATGACCAGTTACAAATTTTGAGCAAAATAGTTAATGAACAATACAATCAGGTTAAAGATGTATTAAATAAAACCAAAGAAAAACCATTGGACTTGATTCAGATTATAGAAATTAGCAAACAATATCAAGATCGTTATGAATTTGCCAGAGCCATTGAAAAAGCTCACCACATAGGATAATAAAATGTTAGGATTGCTTACTGCCTTCTTTTTGTATTACGGAGATGCTCCTTGGGGATGGTGGGTAATTTGGTGTATTTTAGAGTTTGGTGAGTTGGTTAAATTTATAAGGAATAGCTAAATGACTTGGAATCTTAGGCTGGTAGATGCGTCTGAACCTAATGGTGAGGAATACATTGAAGTGTGTGAAGTGTTTTATGACAACATGGGTAAACCATTAGGTTACACGCCGGCCACGATTGGCGGCGCAGACCGCGAAGAGATTAAACAATATATTAGCTGGGCTTTAGAAGCCCTAGAAAAACCAGTATTAAAGTTTGGAGAAAACAATGCACATCAAAGTTGAAAAAATGAAAGAATTGGAAGATGGATCTGCCATAGTTTGGCTAGAGATGGATCCAGAATCCAAAGACTTTTTTATTGGGGAAGGTTTTTTAGCTGTACTGAAGCGTTCACTTGGCACTTCAGAATCGTATGTAAAGGAGAGTGAAAATGTTAAGCCAACAAGCAAGACAAAAACTAATAGCAGCAAGCAGCGCGGGGAAAAAAGAAGGAACACTAAAGGAAACAATCAAAAGAATTGATGAAGTTTTATATGAGCTGCACGCCAAAGAACCGATGTCGTTCATAACCACAGCCTATAAAAACGAAGAAGGGGAAGTTTTTTACAACGATATCCCCAGTTTGCTTGATGAAAGGAATTTTTACGACTATCCTATAATGGCACATAGACTTAATTCCTTCGTAAGACCTTTAAAAAATGCCTAAAAAAATCATCTTCGCCGCTGGTTGTTTTGATGACCTTGACCTCACTCAAGATGAGCTTGATGCTCTGGTTGAAAATATTGTTCAGTCGGTTGAAGATGGTTCTTTTGAAGGAGACTCTTTACCCATTGATGATGAAGAGTTTGAGGAACTGGTTAAGATCATGGACAGGAAAAACACCAGACAATGAACCGATTAATAGAATTAGCTGAGGAGCTTTATGCCCTTGGCCAGAATCCTTTTGATGACTCCCATGAAAACGGAGAAGCAATGCAGGATCTAGCCGTGGATTTTGGGCAGGCAATTCAAGAAACCGGCCAAATGATTCTCAGATATCAAAAAGATATTACAGAACTAACCGATAAGATTAAATGGATGGCCGACCGAATTATAGAATTGGAGTTAAAGCATGAAACTCGTCATTGAAGACTTCAATATCAATAATCATCTGGCCTATATAGAGAACTTAGAAAAGGCGCTAGAACGTATGAAGCAGGAAAGAGATGCCTACAAAATGGCCTATGAAGCATTACTCAATGATGATGATTTTGATATGGACGGCCGTTGTTGATCTACCGGAATAAAAAACTTCTAGAGATTGTCCGCCAGAGCCCCTGCCAGCATTGCGAAATTGAAGACGGAACCATAGTCGCGGCTCATTCTAACCAGCTGCGGGACGGCAAAGGCCGGTCTATTAAAGCCCACGATTACCGTATAGCAGCCCTTTGTTATAAGTGCCATATGTCCTTAGATCAGGGTGCTAAGCTATCCAAAGAAGAGCGTACCGAGATGTGGGAGGAAGCCCACCGCAAAACTATTGGCTGGCTCTTTGAAACCGGTAGGTTGGACGTACACAAGTAACCTATTGACCATACTTTTCATAATGTGGTATACTGCGCACAGTTAAGCCCCGCCTTAGCTCTTGCACTATCCCCTTGCGTAAATCCTAGCAGATTATCAAGGTAGGTTTCACCTCCTCCTCAGCGCTCCCCGCGCCCAGAACCCTCAGAGCTCACCCCTCTGGGGGTTCTCTCTTTCTATTGCACCTTTTTTTATTTTGGTGTATCCTGATTTTGCTAGGATTTAAATTTGGGAAACGGTAACGATTAATTCGTTTGCCCTATACATCCAACAGCCGTACTCCAGACGTCACCAAGAGCCTACATGGGCTGCGTGGATAATACATAGGCCGGTTTACACCTGATTGCGTGCCTCGTAGCGTTAAATGGCGACTACACAAGTAGGAAGATACATGGGTGAGACAAGTCTTCCAACGAATGAACATTAACTCCGGTAGGACTGGGTATATATATACTGGGTCAGGTAACAGCACTCTAGATGTGGGGGCTGTCACCCTTGGGGAACCTTTGTCCAAAATTTTGTGGTAAAATTATTGCACTGCAACATAATTAAGGAGAGCAATATGTTTGATTTTGAAAAGCAATATAAAGATGCGCTAGAGAAGTTTGAAGTTATCACTAAGCAGACTAAAGATGCCTATGAGTTCTGGTACAACTGCGTAATGGATACTTGGAAAGATCTCTACCAAGCTAAAAAGAAATAATCTAAGGGGCGAAAGCCCCTTTTTTGATGCTAAAACGCATCAATATACGCATCAAATATGCGCATAAAATTGATACTTATAGGTATCAATGTATATACAAAATATATACTTTTAGGTATCAAAACTTTACAATATGTTTCTTAAACTTTACAAAACGTGTAATTTGTTACACAAAATTTACAATTCTAAGGGATCAAAACCCAGCTCGTCTGATATAACCTTGGTGCGCCGGCGAAACTCGGCATCGTGATGTGACCACTTCTGTGTTTTCCAGCGGCTCATATGAACGCATTCATGGCATAAGACACGGATTACTGTTGCCAAATGGCCGCATTTTTTAGTTGAAATAGTGATGACGTGTTCAAACTGCTCCCCATCGTCATACAAATAGGTTCCCATTACCTCTGGGTCTTGGTCAACTATAAAACTAATTTGCTCAGGCAAAGGCATATCCCAACGATCAAACGGCTTCATGCAATAGATTGCACTATAGAGATTGCGTAGAATAGATGGGGTAAGTTTCATACATGGTTTATGCAGCCGCGGAACTCAAATTCGTCTTCGCCGCATACCTGAATTAGCTCTGGAAGCATTAGTCTACCACGTTCAAAAGACAATAGGGCGAATCCGGCGCGCCAGTCCTTGCATCCGTCTTCCGTGTAATGCACGTACTGTTCACCATTAGGATCGGATAGAGTGCCTGTTTGAACGCCATAGCGCGTTCCGTTGTAGTCGGTGATAGGCTGGACAGCCAAATTGTGCGTGTGGCCTGTAATCATGTTTACGCCGGAATTGAGGGCATTGGCACGGCCAGCCCCAAAACCACCTTTCCAGCGGTGCTTGATGCAGGTATCCTCATTAACCCAGTAAGACCAGCATGGTTTCCACATTGGAAAGTGGTCTTTAAGGGTAAACCCTGATACTCCCTCATACTGGGGAACTTGTGCTGCCAAGAAGGTTTCAAAACGGGCATCATGGTTACCCATAGTCCAAATTAGCTCTGCGCCAATGGATGCCGCTTCAATATTGCCCATAAATTCTTTGCAGGCCTCTAATTCCTCTTTAACTGTAGGGCTTTTAGACCAGCCAATCCTTGGATGCCGGCTATTCTGAGAGCCATCAAAGACGTCCCCATTAGCAACCACCACCTTGGGGCGAAACTCTTTAATAATCATTAACAGGGCTTTGTATGCGGTGGTGTAGTCATCTGGCCAGAAGTGGGCATCAGAGAAGACTACGACTCTACCTTTTTCCATTTCTATGCCGCGCCGCGCGTTGCCCATCACTTGTTCTATCTTGCGCAGCGGTGAAAAACGTCCATCATCTAATGTAGGTAATTCAATCTTTAAACGGCTTTCAATAGATCTGCGCCGGTTATAAACAGAACGAACATCCATACCATGTTTTGTTGCAAATGCCTGCGGACTGCCAATCTCTTTCCACGATGCGATAAATTGATCATCCGTTAAATGATATCCCTGCATTTTTTTCCCCATTTGTTGAGCAAATTCAAGCAATTAAACCATACTTTTATGAAAAACAATAACTATTTCTTCTAAGTTGACTTGTAATACTAAATTTTTTTCTGTATAGTTTTAGATCCACTGCTAGGATTAAGATGATTGATGAAAACGACCGCATTAGGGAACTCACTGATGTAATAAATGAACTATCGGAGGAAAATAGAAGCCTTACGGAGATCATTGCAGCCCAACTCTGGGATGCCAGCGATATAGAGAGGGATTGGATACAGGAGGAATTAAAAGCACTACGGAAAGAAAACGAACTTTTAAAGATAGACAATAAGTCATTAAGGTATAGCAGGGATATGTTTCAGAACCGCAATGCCGAGTTGACAGCATCATTAAATTCATTAACAAAAAAGTTTAAGAAACTTTGAGCCCACGCCAAAGGGATTTTGGCAGTTAAAGGAGAGGTATGTTAGTTTTGCGCGAGCACCAGCAGCACGTTATTGAGAAGTTGAGAGAGGGGTTTAGAGATGGGCACAGATCACAGTTACTTTATGCACCGACAGGATTCGGCAAGACCGAGGTAGCAATTGCCTTGATGAAGGCAACCGATGAGAAATATAAGAAGGCGGCCATTGTTTTAGACCGCATTGTATTGGTTGATCAGACCAGCGATAGATTAGATAAATACAATATTCCTCACGGAGTATTGCAGGCCAAGCACTACAAACACAATAGAACCCATCGGCTTCAAGTGTGCTCAGCACAGACCTTAGAGAAGATGAAAGACTTCCCGCAGATGGATCTATTGATCGTAGATGAGTGCCATATTGCACGCAAGCAGACATCAGATTTTATTAGAAACAATCCGCACATTAAAGTAATTGGGTTAACCGCAACACCTTTTACCAAGGGCTTGGCCAGTCTTTACACCAATGTAGTGTGTGGTTCAACAACAGAGTCATTAGTAAATGATAAGTGGCTAACGCCGTTAAAAGTTTATATCGCCAAAGAGATTGACATGACCGGTGCTAAAAAGATTGCCGGCGAGTGGTCACAAGACGCGGTCACAGAGCGCGGCATGAAGTTAACCGGCGATATAGTACAAGAGTGGATTAAAAAGACCCACGAAGTTTTTGGTATGCCTAAAAAGACTATTGTCTTTTGTGCAGGCGTAGCTCATGGCGCAGACTTGGTAAAACAGTTTGCCGAGCACGGATACAATTTTGTATCAATTTCATATAAGGACGATAGTGAATATAAACGACAAGCTATTGCAGATTTTTCGCGGCCGGATACACAGATTCATGGGCTCATTGCTACAGATATTCTTACTAGGGGCTTTGATGTTCCTGATGTCGCCATTGGAGTATCCGCTAGACCTTTTTCCAAGTCCCTTTCTTCCCACATTCAGCAACTGGGGAGAGTCATGCGCCCCCATCCTAGTAAAGATTTTGCTCTGTGGCTAGACCACTCAGGTAATTTCTTGCGGTTCAGAGATGATTGGGATGAGGTATTTCAAAACGGCGTTAAGGTATTGGACAACGATGGAGAAAAGGCCAAGAAGGAACCTACTGAGCGGCTAAAGAAAGAATCCAAATGCCCAGCGTGTTCATTCCTCTTGCCAAAGAATACTGATTGCTGTCCATCATGCGGACACATTCGCCAGCGGCGTAGTGAGATTGCCGCAGTCGCAGGCACGATGGAAGAGCTGGCCATGGAAACAGTCAAGGTTAAGAAGGATGACAAGCAACTCTTTTACTCTGAGCTTTTATATATCGCCAGAGAACGCGGCTATAACGAGTATTGGGCAAGCCACAAATACAAGGAGAAGTTTAAGGTATGGCCAAGAGGTCTGGAAGATAGGACTCGGCCGCCATCTCTATCTACGATGGGGTGGATCAAGTCCCGTAACATTGCTTGGAATAAGGCCAAAGAAAAGATGGCCGCATGATATTCTTTAAGATTGTATTTTTCTTTTTATTGGTTGTTGCTTTTTTTAATGGAGTAGATATGGCGGTAGAATACTCATTAAAGCCGGTGGTGTATCGGTGTGGTGAAGTATCTACCGCAGATCCAATTAACGTGCAAAAGAAATGTAGAAAATGGATAGCAGAAAAGAAGACAACCGAAGATTCGTAAAGCATCTGAACGCCAGCCAGCAAGCGGTGTGGGAGATGGCGCAATGGTTATCTTCTCTGGGTAAAGTGGTAACCATTCCACCAACCAAAGTGACACCCAGCTATGAAGAGCGCATGAATTTTGTGGATGAGGGTGATATATACATCTGCGATACACGCGGCCAAGATGAAAAGCGGGTAGAAGTTAAGCACCTTGGGACACAGTTTACCGGCGCGGAGGATTGGAAGTTTGGAGAGCATTTTATGGTTTGCGCGCGGCATAGCTTTGATAACGCAGACCCTAAACCTTATCTCTATATCTACTTAAGCAAGGATAAGACCCATATTGCAACCCTGAAAGGAGACACCCACGCAGAATGGTTTGTAAAGAAATACAAAGATAAGCGGTATGAGGATATGACGCAGGAGTTTTACATTTGTAAAACCAGTCTATTAAAATTTATGAGGAATGAGTGATGCAAGTAGATAAATCAGAATATGTAATGACCCAAAAAGAAGTAGCCGAAAGACTTGGAATTGGTAGAGGCATGGTTAACTTTATTGAAAAAAAGGCTATTGAAAAAGTCAAGAAAGAGTTAGAGCGCCGCGGTGTTGATGTAAAAAATTTACTTAAAGACTGA